TATGTATTATATAAGAGAATTCATCAAAGGTCGCTCTGAAAAGCTTTAAAGTGTGTAGTAAGGCTTTGTATTGATTAGTACATCTTAACCTTTAGCACCCTGTATCGACCTAACACTATATGGCCTGTGCTTATTACTAGTATATGCACTGCAATGTTATACTTAAATGCTACGCATTTAAGGCAGTGCTAGTATTTATACTTTACTATACAGCACAGGCCTAGTTAGGTCAATAACGATTATGGTAGCTGTGGGTTAGGTCAATATTGACTATTACAAAGCCGAATTAAGCCTTAATTAGCTCTTCTAGAGCATATTTGAATAACGGATAACTACTTATATTTTAATTCTTTGGATCCGGGGGGGTTTGGAAGAGAAAAGAATTTATACTATATGGGGGGTTTGGAAAGGCAAAACTGTTTTACTCCCCGGGGGGTTTGGAATATGGGCAGTGTCAAATCAAATTTACACCATGTATTAAACCGGATAACTCAATAACGATTTTACTAGACGGGTAGAAAGTTCCACAGGAAATATAGGTTAGTTTAGCGTTTCCTGTGGAACTTTAGGCTTATTCAATCTATCGAGGATAAAAATATTCTTTTCTCCATAGGAAACGAGGGTATCTTTACCCACGCTTCTTACGAAATTTAAACAAAAACTATCGAGGACAAACATGATTTTCCACAGGAAATCAGTTTATTAATCTGTTATTTTCCATTCAAACCAGCCTTCTGTAATTTGTTTAAAAACTTCTTTATCCATCCTACAAAAGACCAAATCAGCTCCTCTCAAATTAGCTTCACTCAAATTAGCTCCTCTCAAATTAGCTTCACTCAAATCAGCTCCACTCAAATCAGCTCCTCTCAAATTAGCTTCACTCAAATTAGCTCCTCTCAAATTAGCTTCACTCAAATCAGCTCCACTCAAATCAGCTCCAATCAAATTAGCTCCAATCAAATTAGCTCCACTCAAATCAGCTCCACTCAAATTAGCTCCACTCAAATCAGCTCTACTCAACTTAGCTCCACTCAAATCAGCTCTACTCAATGTTTCAGAGTTAATCTCTTTTAAGACTTTTTCAGTATATTTATGTTTTATTTGTATCATTTTGTTACCTGTATTGGCTTCTTAGGCATATTTAGACTTGCATTCAATCCCTTAGCTTCACAAACAAATAAGCTATTCTTTCCTTTCATGGTCCCAAATTCAATAGGCTTAACTTCGAAGCTCCATTTACTATGCTCCCACTTAGAATAGTCTCGTCCTAGCTTGTTTACTATGGTTCTAAGGCTAGTCATGTTAGGATAGTAGCTAACTATTGCTCCATCTGATAGCTCAACCTTTAATTTAGTTTTCTTAATTAGCTTAGACTTGTCTTTAAAGTCTTCTAAAAGCTCATCTTCTGCGTGTAGAATCTCAAACGCTGTATCTTCTAATTTAACTACCTCATCTGCTGAGATAGGAAATCCATCAAAAAAATCTTTATCTTGTTCTGTCATTTTGTTTTATCCTTTGCCTATGCCTTTCGGCTTGGCGATTTAGTTATTATGATTTTAATTCTGTTGGAAACTTAACTAGCATTAAGTTATTCAGCTGTTCTATTGTTTCAAGAACAACACTCATGCTGTTAGTCTTATCTAATATCTTGATCTCCCAATTATATCCACGTGTATTTTTTATCAATTTTATATATTGGACTTGTTCTTGTATGTTTGGTTGTATTTGTTCTGTCATTTTTTCATGAGCTTTCTTTGTTTATCTAAAACTAATTCGCCAAATATTCGAAGAATCTGTTTCTCTTCTTCATCTTTTATACCAATTTCTTTTAATGTGTCTTCAATTGCCTTATATCTTGTTATCATATTTTTACCCTAATTATTCTTATGTGTGCTGGTAATTTATTTTGTTTGTTCTCCTTTCAAATCTTCTTCTGTGATATTGAACCTGTTTTTCCATCTCTCTATTAATAAAAATAATAAACCCCTTTGACTTAAAGAATTAAGATTATAATCTTCTGGTAGTTCTCTATCTTTTTTTATCCACTTAATCGCTTCGGCTCTTAATACTTTTTTTGAAATAACAACGCAATTCCCTAAATCTAAACTTTTAATATCTTTTAATGTTTTTAGTTCTGTCATTTTGTTTGTTCTCCTTTCAAATCTTCTTCTGGAATATTAAAAAAATCCATAAATGAAATAGCTGTATGTCTGCACTTATCACAACCACATTTATATGCCTGTTCTATCCACTTAATCGCTTCGGCTCTTAATGTTGTATCTGAATAAAGTTTATTAGAAGAATTATCAAGTTCTAAAATATTTATTTCATAATCAATATCTTTTAATGTTTTTAGTTCTGTCATGTTGTCACCGTCCATATTGTATTTGCTTTTAATAGATCCTTTATTGCCCTATCTAGATAGTTAGAAAAATATTCATTCCTCTCTTTAGGTATTGTTCTTTTAAGTCTAGATAATGTAGATTTCTTTAGTCTGATTAATTTTGTTTTTCTCATGGTTACAGATGGTTACACTAGTATATAAATGTTTCTAAGTAGCTTGTGTTTGAGCTGTAAGAATTCCATTAACAAAAGTCATCGAGCCCTGAGCACCACCCGGGGTTAATTGTGCTGTCGTTATCGTTGCAGAAATACCCGCTGTCCCATTAACAGAAAAGCTTTGACCATCAATATTTTGAGCTTCAAAATCGTCATCTGTTTTTAGTATGTCCGTTCCACCCTTGTAAAGATTAACATCTGCGTTGGTATCTTTATCTCCACCAAATAAAAGTTTATCAGTCCCTCTTATTCTTGTATCTCCGTCTCCTATGTCTAACTTATATCTTGGTCTAGCATATGTTCCATAGTAAGGCGTTGTTAATTGTCCGGCTTTACCTATCCAAAGTTTGTCGTGTAGAATCCTAAAATTAACATTAGTTGCTGAGCCATCTTCATTATATCCGTCATCTGTCCAAAACAATAAATCATTAGCGTCCGGACCACCGGTATAATCATTATAATGAGCCCACAAAGTCCCACCAAAATAAACCTGTTTTAATGGCTCGTCAGTGTATCCTGTATATCCTGTATCCCAATCGTAACCACAGAATAAAACAAAAGGCTCGTTATCTAAATCCCCTCTTGTAGAAAATACACCCGCCCCTCTACCGTATCCATCATTATAACCATCATAAACTGCACCTATTCCGAAACCATCCGTAATTCCATATGCAGTGACTAAAGCATTTGTTCCTAATTTTGCAATATCTATGTTTGAATTTCCTTTTAGATTAACATCTAGCTCCCAGTTAAAAGTTCCAGTAGTTCCATCTATCCCACCAAATAAAGTCCCGTAACCATTATTATAAAATTGCATTCCTCCAGTATATCCTACTGGGTCATAAACAGTATTGGGTATGCTCATCCATGTAGTTTGGTCGTAAGTTGAGCCTCCAGTATCATAAGGCCATAACCAATCATAATGAACCGGCACTTCTCCGTTTGAATTTGTAACTCTAAAACCCCCATCTTGCATTAAAACAAATTTAGTTCCTGCACTTGTAATCGTTGAAGAATAAACAGCATTTGCAGAAAGAAAATTTCCACCAAGATAAACATCTCCAGTAGCCCCATTATAGGGTACATATCCACTTAAATCAATAGAAGCGAAAACATCGTCTACATACTCTTTGTTTGCGATGTCCTTATCTGCGGTTGGTACTTTCTCGATGGTCCCCTCTTTTGTAGCAACATTCTTTCTAACTGCGAAGTCATCAAGAATACCTGCACTATGAGGCACATCTACAAATTTAGATTTAGAATTATCTTTCTTTGGAATTAAAGGATTAACCATGGTTTAAAATAAACTTAGAAGTATAAATATTTTTCTAATTAAGCTGCTGCTCGAACATACTTAATAACTGCAAAACTAGAACCTCCAGTTGGAACTAAATCATGATGGTCTGTTGCTAATGCGTCGTTTCCTGCGTCCATTGCTGCAACGGCTAATGCTAATGAAGCATAAACGCCTACGATTGTAACTGTTAAATCTCCTAGTGCCATTTTAAGCGGAAGTCACATCCTCCCATGATGCTGCTCCTGCAGCTGCGGTTATACAAACAGAAAGTTTTCCTTTTGTTACATCAAAAACTAAGGTTCCAACCTCTGCGATTAAAGTATCAATAACAGCGGTAGTTAACTTAGGAATGATTAAAGCTCTAGGATTAAGAATTTCTTCCATCTTATCACGCCCTTGTATTTGTAATTTTACAAATACCGTTAGGTGCTTGAACTTGAATACAACCTCTTTCCCATGCTCTGATGGTTGTTGATTTTCCAGGGTCATCGATTGTTATACTCTGAAGTGCTTGAGCTTGTTTCCAAACTAAAGACTCTCCTTTGTGAACAACAAATGCTGTATCTGCAGTGATTGTTTCAGAAATCATGATTTTTAATCCGACTAATTCATTAACTACTCCATTCTCTACAACTGAGACTGATTTGAATGTTGGGTGGTTTAATATTTTAGTATTTGAAATTACATTAGTATAATCTGTCCCATTAAGAATTAAGTATCCATTTCCATCTAAAGCGTTTATTCCATCTGCTCTTAACATTTGTATTGAGTCTAGAATATCCTTGACAGGATTTCTATTGGCCTCTGTTGCTGAATTCCATTCGTTGCCTGCTGTAATTGCAACGGTATTTCCGAAGCTTGCTGCCATTGCTGCTTCGATAACTGTATCGATTTGATAATTAATTTTTCTTGCCATTCTAAGAATATGTCTTTGAAGCATTGGGACTGTTGCTGCTTGCTGCATTTCTAAAGAGATTATTGATTCGTCTCCGTATTTTAGAATTACTGAGCTAACCTTTGTTTCCGTTACTTGAACGAATGGGAAAGGTGCCATTTGGGGGATTCCGGCTATTGAGGAATAAGTACCTCCGCCTGTTGAGTCGTCATTGGTTTCTCTGAAATATGATTCTGTCCATGAGTCTGATGTGTCTATTGTACATAATGTTTTAAGAACTGCCATCTCTTTACTGACTGCTTTAACTGCTGAGTCAATATATTCTTTTCTTAAGTCTGCCTCTCTCCATGTATCTGCCATTTTAGATTACAACCCCCACTTCTACGATTGCTGTTCCACCACCACCACCTAAAGTATTTAATATTTTTCCTACAACTTCTCCTGACATTAAGTCAGCTTGAAGAGCTGCTCTAACTGCGTCTGCTCCACCAATAGAAACTAATCCTCCGACTGTAATTGCTGCTGCGGTTGAAGTTATTGACCATCGTCCATTCATTGCTACAGTTACTTCTGTTATTCCGTCAGAAGCTGTTTTTTCTTCCCATAAAATACCTGCGAATGGATCATTATCTGCTGAAGAAGCTATTGCTGTATTATTATCTGTTAATTTTAGAATTGTCCCGATTGGAATTGCCGTCGCATTTGCTACTGTTCGTCTTGCGAATCGAGTAGGTGTTTCAATGCATGTTGCGACTGTCATGATTATTCTAGAAACAACTTATATTTAAATGTTTCGTTTATTGGGGAATTAAGCCTTAATTCGACATTCTAGCCAACACCCGTAGGAATATCTTTTATTTCTACGATGTCGTCGGGTAGAGCAGAAATTTTCTTTTTATAACATTCGACAGAATACTCTATCTCTTCGATGTCTTGCTTCATTTTCTCCAACTCTTCAAATTTCTTTTTTAAAAGATTCTCTAAAAGTTCTAAAGAATCAGTCCAGTGTTTTTTATCCATGTTTACGAATTGCCCTCTCGATTTCTGATCCTTTGAAAAACTCTAAAGCTCCATCTTTTTTTATATCGGACTCTGTTCTTTGAGGTTGCATTTGTCCCGCGTCGGTTCTACCGCCTAGAAGTGCATTTGCTCTGATTCGTTGTTCCTCTTTTATTAAAGCCTCTTTTCTATCGTTTTGAGCTTTTAATTCAGCGACGACTTTCTCTGTTCTATCTAAGAGCGTTTCCTCTGTTTGTGGTTGTGTTGGTTGTTCCATTTTATTTATTCCAGTGTAATAACCAGTTTCTAGCTCCTTCTAAAACAGGTATTAAAAACAAGAACATAGCATTGTCAGTAAAGTATACAGCCAAAGAGGCTAAAATTACTTCTCCTGTTGCAATACCGACTTTCATTAAAGTCTTTTTCCAGTCATATGTTGATTTTACCATTATAAAATTTTAGGGAGTACAAATTGAAGAGCTATAACGATACCCATTCCAGTATAAACTATTTTAATAAGATTATCCACTTTTTGCTCTAATTCATTATGAGCTATTAAAAACTCTGTTCTTGTTAAATATTCTTTCATAGTCCGTAGTTTGAAATTATAGATTTAGCTTCTGCTTTTGTTCTTAAATCTCCAATCATTTTTCTTTTTTGCATTATTGCTGTTTGTAAATCTGCTCCTTGATTTTTCCAATATCCAGCATTTAAAAAACCGTAGTATTTAGCTTCGTCTTCCATAGCTGATAAAGAATCCTCTGCTGTTCTTAAATATTGGTTTACTATAATTGGGTCATTTCCCTCTTTTATTTCTTTGTCAATCATTCCAATCCATGTATTTGTAACATCTTCAGCATTATTAAAATCAGCATTAGTTCCCTTAGCATGAGTAAAAGAAACTAAACCTTTAATAAATCTTTGTCCAATATTCATTGAAGAGGCAAAAACCCCGCTTTTTTTAGTTTCTGCTTGTGTTGATAAAACAAAATTGCTTAAATCTTCTGCAAATTTCTCTCCTGTAATTGCTTTTAAATTATTATCAATAAAATCCCTAACCCTCAAATCTACGGGGTCAGCGTAAGTTTCTAATTTATTATAAGGAAGTAATGAGTCTGTTTCTTGTGTAGGCAGACCACCTGTTGTATCTTGTGTTGGTATTTCCCCTGTTTGCCCAATAGGTTGCGTCCCTATTGCTTGTTCTTGTCCAACAGGCGATTCAGTTTTTTCATATTTCTTTAATGCCTCTTGCTGAGCTATTGCCACATCATTTTGTCTAGCTATCTCATAAGCATTTGCTTCTCCCTCTGCTTTAATATCTTGTGCTTCTTGAGTCTCTCTTAATTGGTCTAAAGCTGGAGAAGTCCCAGGAGCTATCTTACCCTTATTTCCTTTTGCAGCCATAACAGCTAAATTATAATCTTTCTCTTCCATCTTTTGCCCTTGAAAATAATAATCAGGCTTAATCGTGTTTGCTTCTCTAAATGTTTCTTTTTCCTTATCTGATTGAATCTTTTTATCTACGCCCTCTGAAAAGGATTTTAATGATTTCCCCCCAGTGTTTGCATGACCCTTATATCTACCACCATAAACAGTTCCCATTATCTACCCACCCCCGCTGTTGTATCTGAAGCCTGAGGCATCATTCCCCCATCTTTTGCAGTATCTTGCTGTAATCCTACACCCATTGTCTCAGGCGGAATTAAATCAATATGGATAAAAAGTTGATTCCAAATCTGACTTTCTAAAAAGTTCTGTTCGTTTTGACAAATCTGTTCGAATGAATAATAAATTGTTTTACTTTCGGATTCTGTAGAATTTCCACCAGCTCCTGGGACAATTTGAGGTAATTGAATTGTTCTATAAAATCTATTTCTTAACTCATCTCTCCATGCAAAGATATTAGCTGAAACAACCAATTCTACAACTTCATGAGTTACGGTATCATCATCATCTGGAATACACATGTCAACCCCAATTTTTCTCGCTTCTAAAACATTAGATTTGAATACCGCTATCTTTGTTGGGTCATCTGTCTTAAGTTTCCAGATAATAAAAGGCATTGCTTGGTTACGCATGATTTGTTGGACTAATTTGAAGTTTTCAGCATCAGCCAAAATTGTTTCCTTAAGCACAGAAATATCGCTGATTCCATGAATTTGGTCGCACATTCGATTATTACATAAATGGAATATGTCCTTAGGTTCAAACTTCTTTATATTTCCATCGGCTTGATGATAATCATATCTTTTAATTAACCCGTCCTTTCCTGTTATTATTTCCATTCTTTCGGGATTTAAAGGTTTAAGATTTAAAAGAATATTTGTCTCTTCGTCTCGAATAATTTCTGCGAAACTGTCTCCGAAAACCTTTCTGCAAACTTCCATGTTAAAAAGAATATCCCTGAATGAATCCTTACCCCAACCTGAAATATGTTCTAAAATTACGGTTGTTCTTGTATCTGCTTTCCAACCCTTACCAACATTAAAGATAGCCTTCATTAATAACGCACTCTTTAAATCGGGTACCGAATTAAAAAAGCCCCATTGCTCAGAAGCGTTACTATTCATCCACTTGGTTTCATCTAAGCTGGATGTTGTAGAGTCAACACTCATTGAATTGATGGTTGTCGCTGTTAAGGCGGTTCCTATTTGTGTGTTACTTAAGTTTATTCCCGGCATTTTATTATTTTTGTAATTTGAAAGGAAGCATGATAAATAAATCAGTCCCTACAGTTCGACCTACAATATCAACGAATGTTTTTAAACTTGCTGGGTCATGATATAAATCAAAATCGTCTTCGCAATTTGAAACTATTTCTAATCTTATTCGGTCACCGACTGCGAAAGCTTTCTCGGTAGTTGTTATTTGAACATAATCCCGCACATACCATGATCCATCTCCTGTAGTTGCTTTAGATGTTGCTGTCCCTAAAGATGTTTCAACCCCTGCGGGTGTGACATGATAAATAGTGTATGCAAGAGTGTTGTTGTTTGAATCGGCTAATAAATGTTTAGTTGCTTGAACAAAAGCAGTAGAAGTAGCTAAAACCATAGGAATTTGAAAAGTCAAATCAAAATTTATTTCAGTTATTCCAGCTCCAACATTAAATTCAGTCCCATATCCATAACAACCCGAAGTACCTACTGCAACCGCCCCTAGTGTTGGAGCATCTAAAACTTGTGTTGTTAAATAATATCCTGAACCGGTTACCTGTGTTGCATAAATCCCGTAAAATTTAAGATAACCAGCATTATTAACATAATCTATCCAATCGAAATTGATATTAACAGCCGAATGTCTTCGAAACTTCAAAGGTACGCCAATTTGTTCGTTAATTTGTGAAGGCATTTTTACGCACTCTCTATATAGTCTCTACATTTAATTAGCATGGCTATATCCATATCGAAAGAACTCCAAAGAACATCTATAAGAAGTGAGGCAGCTTCGAGAGAAGTATATCCACTAGTTTGAAAAGGTACTATAAATTTAGAGACGAAATTACTTTCTGCGTCCGCAAGAATTCCTTTAACATCGGCATTTAAAGAAGCGTATTTGTCACTCCAATTATATCTTGTTGCCGTATTGATATAAGCTTCAGCTTGTAAGCATAAGGCGTTAATTCTTGCTTCTGTAATAAGAACAGAATAGTTAGCTCCCGCTTTTACTAATATTTCATCTGAAGTTGCAAAGATTCCAGTGTGAGCCATTAAGTATTTCTCCTTATCGCAAGTGCGAGATTTTCCATTAGTTGAAATTTAATTGCGTCAATAACAAACATCTCTACCTCTATCATTTTTTGAGTTACGGGGTCAAAGAAACTTCTAATACACTTGGTCGTATATGCGTCAATTGCCATGTTTTTTAAATGTTAGTGAATTATTTAAATTTATCTATCAGTAAGAACAATACAAATCTAAAGCATTGTCTTGTTTTGCGAGCCATAAACTACGAGTTAATCCTTCTGCGATATGAGTATCTTTGCCCCAAATCTCCCATTTACCATCTTCATTACTAATTTGAACAGAAGCTAAAGAGTCTTTAATTTCTTTATCATCTAAAAGTTTTAATTCTCCTTTCTCCATTAAATTTAATAAATTAAAGTACATATCTGTTTTTAAAATCTTTTTATGTTGTTTATCATCTTTGTCTAATGGTCTCGACGCATTATTAAGAGCTATTGTTTTTGTTCTTGTTTTTGTGTTATTCAATAAGTCTGAAAACACACCCCAACCAACCCCACCGTCATCAACACCAATTCTACGAACATGAAATTTACTAAATAATTCTATTGCAGTGTTTACAGTCTCGTGAACATATTTTTTAGTAGTTGTGATATTCTCAATTTGTCTAATTGAAGTTTTATGAATTTTATCCACAACCTCAAAAGTATTCAAATCCTTACCCATACCTGCACAATCAATTCCCATGTAAGTTTTACCTCTAATAATCCCATCACGCTTAAGAATACAAACTTTAGAGATTAACTCATCAGAAAACATTCTTTTCAAATCTTCTAAGAACAAACCTAAGTACTCTTGCCCAAATTGGAGTTCTGTCATCTCGTTCTTTTCTTGTTCTAATAATTCAAGAGCTTCTTTTCTTTGTTTTTCAGTCCAATTCACACTAATCGGTCTTTCATTGATTACATCAACCGTAGTTTTATAGAAAACTGTCCAAATTCCATTTTTATTTTCATATGCTTTATAAAAATAGCCTTGTTTTCCAAAAGGTGTACTATCCATCCATAATTCCCCGCCCGTAGTTAAAAGCATGGCTTTTGAGGCTTCAAATGCAAACTCTGGAATCCTGGAACCCTCATTTATCCATAAAACCCCTTTTGTGAATCCTCTGATAGAAGCTCCCGTCGTACCAATAGCCTTACTAATGATAGAAGAACCGTTTTTTAAAAGAATTTTCCCCTTAGTTGTATCTTGTAGCTTTCTTGATAATAATTGTTTGTAATCGTGCTCTAAGAATTGTAAAACCATCATAATAACATGCTGAGCTTGTTCTTCGGTAATCGAAACAACCATAATCTCTTCATGAGGGTTGTTTGCTAATCTATCAGAGGCTTTTTTAGCTAAAACAGTCGTTCCACCAATTTGTCTACCCTTACAAATTAAAATCCTTTTAGACTTACATTCTAAAACTTCCTCTTGCCACTTATCAAACAACATTGAAAGAAACCTCAAACACCCCATTTAGTTCTTTTAGTTCGTTTAATAGCTCTTGAGTCTTCTTATCTGAGAAATCATTAGGCTTACACTGAATAAACTCAATTCGTCTTAGAAGTAAGTTAATTATAACTACATCGACTTTTGAGTGAGAACCCGCTGATCTAAAAGCTATCAAACCCTTAGCTCGTGCTTCGTTGACTATCGCTCTCTCTTTTCTCACACCCTTTAGATAATTCTTGTTTGGCATTTTTCAGTCTCTTTATTTTATTAAGTCTAGATTTCAATTCTTTATAAGCGTCTAGTTTAATTTCCATCTCTAAGCATTTTCTCCTGGCATGATTTTTTAAGGCATACACCGTTTATAATTGTTGCACATTTACAAATAGGGCAATATTCTAACTCTTTCTTTGGTAGAACACCTATACCTATAAGTTTTACCATTTTAACTCATCCTAGTTATAACCCTTATCAGCCATACCTTTTTTAATTTTTTCTATGTAAGCTCTATCTTCTTCAATTTCTACTTCTGTAGCTACACCCCCATGATGTTTTATAATTAAATTTCTTATTCGTTCTTCTTCTTGCTTGAAATTCAAAACAGTCTTTTCTTTTTCTTCTTTATTTTCTTCAACTTTGTTTAAAGTTTCTTTTAATACTTCAATTTGTTTTTCAGTTTCCATTTTTTAGATCCTCCAATCTTTTTTCATATTCTTTTTTTAATTCAAGTTCTGCTATCTTTGCTTTTATTTCTTCTTGTGACATTTTACTCATCTTTGTTTTTTCAAAATATTCTCTTAGAAGAGTATCTATAAACTCCGATCTTCTTTCTATCTTTATTAACTCTACATACAAATCATCTTTTATTGAAAAACATACTCCTGGCATTTTTTTCTCCTATACTATACTATACTATACTATACTATACTATAATATTATTTATTATTATTTATTATTATTATCTAAGTTTAAATACTTTTTCTTTTTCTTTTCCATAAGAAGTATAGGTTATTTTATCATTGATAGAATTTACCGTCGATAGATTTAGTTTATCGTCGATAGAAGTTCCATAAGAAACATAGGTTAAGCTCAATTTCCTATGGAAAACTTAAATTTTTGAAGATCGGAAGAGC